GAGAACTAAAATGGTACAAACACAACCAAAATTCAAGGTGACATTTAAGGAGTTAGCCGTTTTGGCTATCCAAAGACAACAAAGAGGTTCTGTTGTTATGATTCTTAAAGATGATACAGCAGAAATCGACAAAGTGGTTTACAGAGGTTTAGGCGATGTAAACAAAGCAGACTACACAGCAGAAAACTACGACAGATTAACTCTAGCGTTCTTAGGTAGTCCATCAAAAGTTATTGTAATTAAAGCTGCAGAAGATACCGACGGCTTTAACGAAGTTTTAGCAAAATTAGACTACTACGACAATTACACTTTATGCTACCCAGAAGGCGAAGCAAGCGAATTTACAGCTATTCAAAATTATATCAAAGGTGTAAGAGCTAAAAACAATTATTCAAGAGCTGTACTTGGTGGTGCTATGAGCCCTGATGCTGAATATATTATTAACTTTACAACTGACAATATTCAAGCAAACGTAAACGGCGAAGTTAAGACTTTTACATCAGGTGATTATACTTGCCGTGTCGCAGGTGCTTTAAGTGGTTTAGCTCCAAGTCGTTCTTTAACTTACTTTGAACTACCTGAAATAGTAGAAGCTCCATTATCAGAAGATGCTGATGCTGATGTAGCAGACGGTAAATTAATTATATTACACCAAGATGGAGCGTACAGATTTAGCAGGGCAGTAAATTCATTAGTAACTCTTACGGACGGTGTAACAGAAGCTTTCCAAAAAATCAGAGTTTTAGACATTATGGATATGATTGCAAACGATATTGTTACAACATTCAGAACCGGTTATGTTGGCAAATATACTAACAGTTTTACTAACAAAAACAGATTAATCGGAGCAATTAATTCTTACTTGCTAGGGTTAGCAAATGAAGGTTTGTTAGAAGCTGAAAACGACAACGCTGTTTATATTTCTGCCGAAAAAACTAAGCTTTACTTAGAAGACAAAGGCGTAGACACATCAGAAATGACATACAACGAACTTATAAGAGCAAACACAGGCTCTCAAGTGTTCCTTGATGGCGTATGCTCACCAACTGATGCAATGGAAGATTTAGACTTGGGAATGTACTTGTACCAAGCACTACAAGCAGCTTAATAACATAAGGAGATAAAGAAAATGGCTAAAACAACAGCAAAGGATGTTTTAACTGGCTCAGACGTAAAAGTTTTCTTTGAAGGTGAAGAAATTGCAACTTTTACAAGCATTGAGGCAACTATTACATTAAACACAGAAGATGTTCAGATTGGAATGGATGTAATGCCAAAAGTTATTTCTTGGCAAGGTGAAGGCACATTGAGCCATCAAGCAACTAATTCTCTAGGCGCTAAAATTTTAAATAAAATCAAAGCCAATAGAGATGCAACATTCACTATTGAAGCTGAAATGGGCAAACCTGCAACAGGAGAAACGCAATTTACATCTTTACCTAACTGTATTATTACAGAAATCCCATTTATTGCATGGTCTAAAGGTGAATTAGTAGAAAACGAATTACCGTTCAGATTTGCGCCTAGTGAAGTACAAAACACTCAATTAATCGACTAACCAGTCCTCTCTGTTCCCCCCTTTTTGGGGGGACGTAGGGGGCAAAACAAGGAGGACTTATGGCAAACTTAGACAGATTACTAAAAAGAATAGAGCAAAATAAAGATAACGCAGAAAAAACAACTACTCATCAACTTACTATTGCTGGTGAAACCTTTGAAGTAAGAACAATGACCAGAGCAGAAAAAAGAGAGTTTATCTATGCACAAGAAACTAACCAAAGCTCTATGACTGCTGGAGATATTGTTAAAAAGATGAAACGCTTTATCTACAATTCATTAAACTTAAAAGAATTAGCAGTAAAAGCTAAAGATGCGGGATTAATTGTTGCTTATTATGACGTTATAGAAGCTCTTTTTGAACCTGAACAAATCATCGAGATAATAGCGTTTATAACAGAGATTAACGGCATAACTGCTAGTGATGTTGTCGAGGATGTAGAAGAACTAAAAAAGCCATAGAGGAGGACTTAGACCTCCTACTATGCGCATATTATCTGCAAAAAGGACATAAAGCAGATGATATTTTGAAGCTAACACCACGAGAAAAACGCTTTTACCTAGCCTCAATGGTATGGTGGAGTGAAAAGAACCAAATAGAGGTATAAACAATGGCAAAATTTAAAGATACGTTTGAATTAGTTGATAAGGTTTCAAAACCCTTGCTTAAAATGTCAAGGAAATTTGCCGAGCTTGATAAATCTATTGGTAAATCGCAAAAAAGATTAGAAAGATTTGAAAAACAAACAGCTAATTTGCGCAATTTAGGTAGTAAGGTTAAGTCTGTCGGTCAAAGTATGACTATGAGCTTAACTTTGCCTATTGTTGCTGCAGGTGGTGCTATGGTTAAGCTTGCTTCTGATATGGAAGAAACAATAAACAAAGTTGATGTGTCTTTTGGCTCTAGCTCTCAAACTGTTAAAGATTGGGCTAAAAATTCTATTACTTCTATGGGTTTAGCTCAACAATCAGCTTTAGATAGTGCGGCTTTATATGGCGATATGGCTACTGGTATGGGCTTAAGCCAAGAAAAAGCCTCACAAATGGCTATGTCATTAACACAATTAGGCGCAGACTTAGCCTCTTTTAAAAACATTTCTAACGATGTAGCACAAACAGCTCTTAAATCTATATTTACAGGGGAAACCGAAAGCCTTAAAAACTTGGGTGTAGTTATGACAGAGGCAAACCTAAAACAATTTGCAATGTCTAAGGGTATCAGAAAAAATATTAAAAATATGACAGAACAAGAAAAGATTCAGCTTCGTTATAACTATGTAATGGAAAAAACAAAAAACGCTCACGGTGATTTTGCAAGAACTGGAGGCGGTGCATCTAACCAAATGAGAATGTTCCAAGAGAATTTAAAAGAGTTAGGGGCTACTTTTGGGCAATATATTTTACCTTATTTTACTAAAGCTATTATGAAATTAAACGAGATGCTAGTAGGATTTAATAAGCTTTCACCAGGGGCTAAAAAAACAATATTAGTATTGGGTGCAATACTTGCTGTAATTGGACCATTAATAACTATTGTAGGTACACTTATAACAGCATTTGCAGGGTTAAATGTTGTGTTAGGATTTTTGGCTACTAACCCAATTATATTAGTTATAGGCGCAATTGTTGCTGCTATTGCTGGTTTAATTAAATTAATAGATGTTCTTATAAAAAAGCTTAGATTAGTAAGACAAGGTCTAAATCTTAAAGATGCCGAACATTTAGCTGTTTTATCTCAAGAATATTCAGAAATAGGTGCAAAAGAATTTAAAAAAAGATACGGCAGAGGAGCTGTAAAAGCTGTAGAAAAATTCAATACAACTAATACTACTAATAACACAACAAATAACACAACTAACAATAATTATTACGCCGGTTCAGACCCTAAAAAAGCAAAACTAATTAAATAATTGAAAAAATTTCCTTTATGTGTTACACTCATCTTGAGAAAGGTGGGTGTTTATGTTTTGTACTAACTGCGGAAAAGAATTAAGCGAATAAAGTAAGTTTTGTGATGCATGTGGGGCATCTTTTGAAAAACCAGTCAAAAAGATGCCTAAGCATATTGCTATTGTTAGCGGATTGTTTTTGTTTTTTGGTATTTTAGGGTTTGTTGGATCTGGTTTTGATGAGGTTGATGGTGTTATAACAGGGGCATCTAATTTGGAAGTACAAAATCATTCATTTTGTACTATGGAATACGGCGTAAAAGGTATTTGCGGAACAATTGTAAATAATTCCAACAAAAATTTTTCCTATGCCCAAGTAGAAATAAATTTATTTGATAAAAATGGGGCTGTTGTTGGTAGTACCTTAGATAATATTAACAATTTAGATGCGGGGCAAAAATGGAAATTTCAAGCAGCTATTATAGGTACAAACGCTGCAAGTTACGCAATAAAAGATATTACAGCATATTAAAAACCAAAGCCCTACGGGGCTTTTTTAATGCCCAAATAAAAACCGCATAAAATAATCTTAAGAATTAAGGATAGCTGCAACAAGAAAGGCGGTTATCGATGGATATAAAGAAGATTTTTAAAGCATTTACCAAAGACGAGGCAAGGGAGATTATTGCGCATTGTGGGCTAGAGTTTGACGAGTTGCCCATTGCGCTTAGTGCGCTAGCAGAACATAATCCAAGGATTGATACGTGCGACGAATACGGCTTGAGCCTTGGAAAGTACCATTATATGCTTAATAGGATAATCCCCAAAGTACAAACCCATATAAAATTAAAACTTTTTGGCAAATAGTTAAAACCAAAAAAATCCAAAATGCTTTCATAATGTGAGCATGGAGGTTTTTATATGTTTAATAATTATTATCCTTATTTACAAAGCGTTGCTGGTTTTCGCATCACTCCTGTCGCAAGAATCGAAGAAGCAAGCTCAATTTTCCCTGACTTGCAAGGCAACCCGATGTTTTTCTTCGACCAATCAAGAAACGAGTTTTATGTTAAACAAAGAAAACCACAAACAGGAGAAGTGGAAACTCTAAAATATACATTATCTAAAGAGCCTGTATCAACCGTTAGCACTCCTAACTATGGCGAAATGATAGAAGAGCTTAGAGAAGAAATTAAACGCATTGGTGAAGCTGTGACCGTTAAAATAAGAAAGGTTGATAAAGATGTTGAATAATCTCTTTAGTATGATGAACCCACAAATGCAAAATAGCTTCCAGTCTTTGCAGATGCAAGCAATGCAAAGCGGAAACCCTCAACAATTTTTAATGCAAAGATTCGGGAATGACCCTATGTTTCAAGAGGGATTAAAAATCTTTAACGAGCAAGGAATACAAGGCTTACAAAATTTTATTGCTAGCAAAATGAAATAACCGCCTAGAGCGTGAATGTGCCACTGAAAAAGTGAGAAGGTAGAACAAAAGAAAGAAGGTACATTATGACAATGGGCGAAATGTCGGCTGCAGACATTGCAGCAGTTACTAGACCAAACTTTATGGGTGGTTACGGTATGTGTGGCGGTATGGGTGGCTTTGGCTACGGTGGCGATTGGATTCTTGGTTTAATCGTTTTAGCTGCTTTATTTAATGGCGGTGGCTTTGGTGGCTTTGGCGGTGGCGCTGGCGCTGGTTGGCAACAAGGTTTTAATACGCAAAACATCTTGTCAAAACTAGACGGCATTACAAATGGTTTATGTGACGGATTCTATTCAG